ACAAAACTTTTACAATGGGGGACTGGACTGTAGAACAACCTTATGAAGCAGTTACTGGAGCAGTTGAAACTATGTATGATGGACTATTTAGTCCATTAAATTCTGATGAAGAATTTGGTAAAAGATTTTTTAAAGCTTTCTTTCATGATTTTCAAGAAAACAAAAAAGGTGGCCTTGAAATTTTACTTGGTTCTTTTTTACCAGAACCTATATTTTTTGAAAAACTATTAGACGTTTGGCCAAAAGAATGGGGAGTTCCAGGAGCAAGAGGAGGAGTCACTCAATCTGGTAAAAAAATATACAATGCTCGTTACGACAATATGGGTATGGTTGTTGCTAAAAGTTTTGCTCATATAATAGATGCTGTTACCCCTGCTACATTTAATAATGTTGGAAAAATTATGTCTGGATTAGATGGTAAATTAGATAGAGCTTATTCTAAGGTAGATACTAAATTTGAAACAATGAAATTACTTTTAGGTATAGGTCCTACAAAAGAAAACCCAGAGATGAAGTTTCCATTAGTTGCTAAAGATTTAGCTAGAAAAGTAACTGATGCTAGAAGTAATTTTTATTCACAGATTGGAGACCCAAATGAAATTTTGTTAAACCCTAATAATTTAATAGCTGCTTTTGACGAACTACAAAAAAATAGATATATGGAAATGTCAAAGATAGCTGATTTTATAAAATTTAATAAAGAAGGTTTAAAATTTGAAGATAGTGATCAAGCGAAAAAATTATTTAACGCCAATAAATCTGTTTACAGTAATAAAGCATTAAGATATTTATTTGCAAATTTATTTCCTCCTGCAAATTTACCAGATTATAAACAAGACTCATCTCTTTTTCCTGCGGCATTTGAAAAATTAAAAAAATCAAACCCTAATTTAAAGTTTAACGACATATATCAACCCCAAGAATTAGTTAGAATTTTAAATAAATGGGACGCAGTTCCTTTAGGAATGAGTGATCCAGAATTAGAAATATGGTTTAAAACAGGTAAAGATCCTAGAATAAATGAAGTAGAAATTGATGTTAGTATAGAAGATAAAACTGAAGAAGTTATAGAAGAACCAGTTAAAATAGAAACACCTAAAATTTTAGAAGGCATAGATCTATCCTCAATAGTCAAGCCTAACGTACCAAGCGACACGGCTCCAGTGTCTGCGGAAACAATTAAAACAGCGTCCGTTAACAATAATGTTAACCCACAAACTAACTTGACACGAATAGAGGATGCATTATTATCTGACACTGAAAAAGCTATTAAGGTAGGACAAAGGAGTAGGACGGTATAATGGCAAAAAAAGATGACGCATTGCAGAGAATAGAATCTCATGAAAAGTTATGTCGTATTATGCAGAAACAAACACACGATAAAATACATTCTATTGAAGCACAAATACAAAGAATAGAAAGTATATTACTAATTACTTCTGGTGCATTGATCAGCGGTTTGATCTATGTTATATTTCAACTAATCACAAAATAAAAAATCATGCAATTATCGAAACATTTTACTCTTGAAGAGATGACACGCAGCATGGTGGCTGCTCGTAGAGGAATTGACAATACTCCAGGGTCTGGAGAGATCAAAAATCTAGGAAACCTCTGTTATGAGGTCTTAGAGCCTATTAGAGCTCACTTCGACAAACCTATAACAATTACCTCGGGATACCGCTCAGAAGCGCTGTGTGAGGCTATAGGGTCCAAAAAAACCTCGCAACATGCGCTGGGCTGTGCCGCAGACTTCGAAATAAATAATGTGCCTAATATTAAGGTAGCTTACTGGCTGATTAACAACGTTGACTTTGATCAATGCATTCTCGAGTACTACAAGCCAGATGATGGAGCAGCCGGATGGATACACGTAAGTTATGATGAGCAAGGGTCAAACAGAAAACAGATTTTGACTTTTGATGGGAAGAAATATTCTGAAGGATTACCAGATATGAAGTGGTCAGGTGGCAAAGTCGTAGAATAAAAATTACAGCGCCTCCAAATGTATATCCTATAAATTCTTATAACCAATCTTTAAGTTCTTCACCCATTACTTCAGACGCTATATTTATTTTCTTAACTAAAGCTTTAACAATTCTTTCATCAACAGTATCTTCAGCAATCAAATCAATATATGTCATAGGTTTAGTCTGGCCAATACGATCTATTCTAGCTTCTGATTGTGTTCTTTTCTCAAGATCATAACCATTAGAATAATAAACCATAGTACTAGCTGCAGTTAAAGTAATACCATAACCTCCTGTTTGTGGTGTACCAACTAAGAATCTAACGTCACTTTCATTGTCTTGAAATTTAGCAATGTTATCCTGTCTTTCTTCGTTAGGAGTTTTACCATAGTAAGTTACAACAGAGTTATCCCCATATTGTTTTTTAATATGTTTTACTATTGTTTCTATGTCGTACTGATAATGTGCCCATATTACAACTTTACCGTGCACTTCTTGTAACACTTCTAAAAGTTCTGACAGTCTATTATTTTTTATCTCCTGGACCGAGCCATCGTCAGCTTTAAAGTGGCCACAAGTTATTTGATGTAGTCTCATTAACTGAGTCAAGGCACTGGCAGTTGTGATCATCTTACCATTCATTAAAGCTAATGCCATTTTCTTCATTTGTTGATAGACTTTATCTTGTTCTGGAGTCAGTGTAATAATACGTTTCATAAATGTTTTTTTAGGTAGATCTAAACAATCATCTTTTAATACACGATATGAAAAGTTTTTTAATTTTTCGGACAGCTCACCAAGGTTTTTGTAACCTACTACTATTTCTACAGATCTTCCGTTAAAATGTGCTTTACGCATTATAGCATACCTGGTCCTAAAGGTATAATAAGAAGAGTGATCTAATAAAAATTCATCTAAAAATTCACATTGTTTATACAAATCTAATGGTGATTTAGTAACTGGAGAACCAGTTAAGATACGTCTGTACTTAGCGTATTTACCAATACCTACTATATTTTTTGTACGTTTAGCACTAGGGTTTTTGATAGTCGTAGACTCATCAATAGCCATATAAGTATTGTGGCAGTTTAAAAACTTAGCAGCAAAGTCCATACCTTTTTTAGTAGAGAATGCTTCTACATTCATACATAATATATGTAGATCTTCACCAGGTTCAAACAAAGTATCTAATAACTTTTGTTGTTTTTGATTAATAGTTGCCTGCCATAAAACTGATTTGTGATCTATGTGATCTGGTAAGTGTGTAGGAATTTCTTGTGAGTACCAGTTTTTGTATACACCTTTAGGAGCAATAATAAGAGCTCCATTAATTTTACCTTGGTCATAAAGCATAGCAATATTATCTATTGCAACTTTTGTTTTACCAGTTCCCATTTCCATAAAGTATGCAAATACTTTTTTATTCCACGATTTTTCCAATGCAGTTAATTGGTGTGCATAGGGTTTTGTTTTAAATTTATAGTCCATAATTAATTCTTCTTTCTGGTTGACAACATATTAAAAATAAACTAGAAAGTCAAGCATGAAAGAAAATAACCAAGAACCTATAGTTTATGTATTACAAGAAGTACCAGGAACCCGAGCAGGGCGTCCTAAATTTAACATAATTGGTGCTCAGAAATATGGTAAATTAAAAGTTCTATTAAGAGAAGATAGTCAGGTTGTTATGAGTCCTGGTCCTATTAAATTTAAACTTGAAAGATTATTAAAAGATTTTAATGATAATGATTATTTATTATTGTCAGGAGATCCACAAATAATTTTTATGGTTGGAGCTATTATTGCAAAAGTAAATAATGGAAAAGCTAAAAGTTTAAAATGGGATAGACAAGAACAAATGTATTATCCTCTTGATTTTAATCTCTACGAGAAAGGAGAAATAGATGAGTAATGAAGACCTAACACAACAGTTTGAGGCAGATTCCCCTCAACAAGTAAACGAAATAGATAATGTAAATAGTTTATCTACTTATGTTATCCAGTTGCAATCTTTAGAAGACGAAGTAAAAATTATGGAAGAGAATCTAAAGAGAAAAAAAGAAGCAGCTGATAAAATATCTGAGGAAGTAATTCCAGAGATAATGGAACAGATGAAATTAAAAACTCTTAAACTTCAAGATGGTTCAGCCATAGAAGTAAAAGAGATTTATGGCGCAAGTATACCTGTAGCAAACAGAGAAGGCGCTTACAAATGGCTTCGAGATAATGACCTGGGTGATCTTATTAAGAATGAGATTACTGTTTCCTTTGGTCGTGGCGAAGATAACAAGGCTAACGATTATGCTAGCCTTGCTGAGAAGAACGGTTATCAACCTTCACAAAAAATGAAAGTTGAACCTATGACTCTCAAAGCACTGTACAGAGAGCGAGTGGAGAGCAATCAAGACTTGCCTTCTGAACATTTTAACCTGTTTAAGGGAAACAAAACAAAAATAACAAGGAACAAATAACATGACACAAGAAACAAGCGACTTAACAGTCAAAAAAGAAGGTGCAATAGCGACTCTAGATTTTGAAGCAGACTCTGGAAGGGGTCTAGAAAATATAGAGAAAGACGACTTAGCTTTACCGTTTCTAAAACTGCTGCAAAGTGGTTCTTATGAAACTAAAAAGAAACATGCAAAATATGTTGAAGGTGCAGAAGCTGGGATGTTTTATAATACAGTTACTAAGAAACTGTATAGTGGAGAGAAAGGTATTCATGTAATACCTTGTTTCTACAAAATGACATATCCAGAATGGGCACCCTTTGATAAGAGCGAAGGTAGACCAATACATCCTGATAGAGGTCCTGAGGTTATGGCTCAGACAACTAAACAAGGTACAAAAGATGTGCTAGCAAATGGTAATGAAATTATCAAAACTGCAAATCATTTTGTTATTATTCTTGGAGACAAACCAGAGAAGGCACTGATGCCTTTGAAAACTACTCAGTTAAAAACTAGTAGAGGTTGGAATTCATTAATGGATAATGAAGCAATTGTATCTAAAACAACAGGTAAGTCTATACCAGCTCCAGCGTTTTCTAGAGTTTATCAAATTAGATCTGTCGAGAACCAAGGTAATTTTACTTGGCACGGAATGACGGTCTCTTTAGTTAAACCAGTCGACAATGCAGAAATCTATAGCATGGCTAAAGAATTCAATACTGCTTTACATAAAAGTAATGTAGCTGCAACTTCTGTTGAAACTAACAAAGAAGAATCTAATTACTAGATTCCTCTAACGAGGATAGGGGCAGAAAAGCGAGAGTGGATCTGCCCCGCCCGGGATCATTATGGTTGACGAATTTATAAAGCTGTTTACTGGTTATAGAGGAGACTTTGGCATTGCTGATATGTCTAGGACTTCTGTTGATGCAGATAAAAACAAAATAAAACCGAATTATGAATGGGCTGGTAGACCCTTATCTATCAACGATTACAAAGATCATTTACAAGGAAAAATATCTATAGGTGTACAACCCTGTACACTAAATAAAACTGCACAGTTTGGTTGTATAGATATTGACCCGCCAGATTATGGTCAGTTTAAAATTGAAAAATACTTATCACTATTTCAACAATACAAATTACCACTTATTCCAATACTATCTAAGAGTGGAGGATTACATTGTTATATTTTTTTAAAAGAACCTATCAAAGCTATTGATTTAATAGATGGATTAAAAGCGTTTCTGCTACCACTAGGTTTGAAACCTACCACAGAAATTTTTCCTAAACAGAAAGAATTAAAGGAAGACGAAAAAGGAGACACAAAACCAGGAAACTT